TCCGGCGTGGCCCAATCAAACTCAATCGTGTCGTTGTTCTTGGGCCAGCTTGCCGGATCATCGCCCCACTTGGCCATATATCCGTTGCGCGTTACGCTATACAGCACCCAGCACTGCGTGGCGTCGGATTTGTCCATGCGCTTGGCGTCGAGGTCGAAGTAGACGGACGTGTCAGCGTCGGCAATCATCTCGAAGCGGATGCGCTGGTTCTCGTTTTCATCGTCATACTCATCTTCGTATTGTGTGCGCAGGCGGAATGCGCCGAAGCCACCGCTGGCGGCTTCCTCGAAGGCGTTATCGCAGGCTTCGTCGCCATTGCTGTCTGCGTAATCAGCCCGGAACAGGCCGTCGCATGTATCGGCAGTCTCGTCGGCAGCCGCGCCGTCCTTCGGCACAAAGTCCACCATGACGCGGTTGTTGCGGTATTCACCGACAACGCGGTTAAGCGCCATCGCAATCTTATTGATCTCCATGCGCGGGCGATTGGCGAAGGCGTCTTCGTATTGCCCTTCCCACATTGCGCCTGGAATGCTGGCAAAGCGCCGATCAGTGATGCACTGCTTGCGCTCATCTTGAAGCGCCGCCTGCGCACGATTGAACTCGGACAACGCTTCAGCGTGGATGGTCGCCAGTCGTTCGGCTTTTGATACTCGCGCCATATGCCCTCTTTACCGTTCACAACGTGCGGCGGTCAGTTGTATCACCGCGCGAACGGGCTGGCAACTGGTAGCGGCATAGCATCAAACGGCTTGCGCATCGGAGCGCGGCGCACGGCCTCGCAGGCGTAACGCAGCGCGTCGATCACGTGGTTGTTCTTATCATCCAGCACCGGCAGGATTCGCCCGGTCAGCGGATCGACCTTGTAGCTGTAGCTGGTCAACTCGTCGATGGTATGCTGGCAGCGCGGATGCACCACGATATCGTAACTCTTTAGCCACTCGATGCCTTCGGTGACGCTGTTCTGCCCTTTCACCGCTGACATGATGCGCGGGAAGCCGTGGTTGCGCAGATGGCTGATCGTCTCTGGCCGGGCGCTGTCTGCCACGATTGGCCACTTCTCGGCCTCTGGGATGGTTAGGAATAGTTCCGGCGTGTTGACAATCTCGCAGCCGATCATGAACGCCTCATGGTCAACGTAGACGGTGCGCCCGATGATATGGCAACGCACGAGGACGGTGGGATCAACGGCGAAGCCAAAGTCAGCCCCGAAGCGATGCACCGCATCAGCCGGCGCTTCGAAGTCCTCCACGCGCCAGTTACGGAACACGCGGGCTTCGCTGTTGGCCACGTAACCGCCAAGCCAGATGTGCGTATACTTATCCGGGTCGCGCCGCTGATCGTATTCTAACTCGGCGCGGAGAACGTCGGGGAACCAGGGGTTGAGATCATAGTTGACGCGAAGGAAGATGCTTTTCGGTGGCCTTTCCTCGCCGCAGAACATCACGTCGATTGGGTCGGTCGGGTTCTTGGGGTTCCAGGTAAAGTATATCTGACTGCCCGGTTTGCGGATCGTCGGTATCAGGATGTCAAGGCTGGCTTGACTGACCGTCTGCGATTCTTCCACCCAGCAAACGTCGATCCCTTCCATTGATTTGATGCTGTCAATGTTCGTGCGCACGCCAGCGAACAGGAACAGCGAACCGTTCCGCCCGCGTATCTCCGTCTCGGTTGACACGAAGAAGTCCGACAGCCCGCACCGTTCGATGGTGTCGTCGAGCAGGCGCTTTACCGAGTCCTTGATCGACTTCTGAATCTCACGGGCGCACAGGATGCGCAGCGGCTTTGCAGCAGCCCGCAGAACGAGGCAGGCAGCGACAGAATAGCTCTTGCCGCTCCCTCGCCCGCCAACCAGTGCGAAATATCGCGCATCTTCGTCAAACAGGCTTTGGCACCAGTCCGGGAGGTCGATGTTAGTCATGTGTAGACTTGATAAACCGCACTTCGATGGCCGTCATCAACGGATTGTCCCTATCGCCCTGGACTTGCATCGGCAGCACTTTGCCCACCAGCGTCATGAACGGGCCTGGGTTCTCTTCAGCCTGTGCCGCCAAGTAATCAACGCCGCCGGCCTTGTCCAAGGCGGCTAGGATCATATCCTTGATGGCCGTCGTGTTCTTGTTCAACACGCCTTTTGGCCGTCCTTTGCCGGCCTGCGCCATGAACGCAGGAGTAATCCGCTTATCGACCGTTTTTTTCGGAGCGTCAGTCATACGGCAACTCCATACCATTTCTCAACCATCAATTCCAGTGCCACGCTTGCCGGGCCTGTGATGCTCTGCTGGCCGCTTTCCCAGCGCCGGACGGTGCGCCGTCCCTCACTGCCCATGCGCAAGACTGCGGCAAGGTCAGCTTGCGTCATGCCGAGGGACTGGCGATGGGATCGGACTTGTTCGGGGGTCATTTGGTTTGTTCCTTGTGCGTAGTGGTTAGATGATTGCTCACCAGCCCCACCGCTCTGCGCAGATGGGGCCGATGCCACGAGACACGCTCTCAGCGTTGGTCAGTTCGCGCCCGCAGCAAGAGCATTGGCCGTACTTGTGGCCGTGGGCGCTTGCGGCAGCAGCAGGATCGGCGGCAACGTTGGCGACAATCTCGCTGTCGGCTGGGGTGCAGTCGCGAGAGGTGATGAACTTGTCATCCTGCGTGATCTTGCCGAGGTAGACGTTGTCGGTGGCGCGCACAACGTAAATGGCACCCGCGTTGCGACCGGTGGCCGGGGCCAGGGAGAACTCGATCAAGGCGATACGCAGCTTTGGGCGCTTCAAGTGCTGCACGGCGCTGTCGAAGCCGGCGCGGATTTTGGTCATCGTCAGGGTGGCTGCGCCTTCCTCACGGGCGGCTTTTTCAGAGGCCCACTGCGCCTTGCGCGCTGCGCTCTTGGCGGCGGCGTTGCGAACGGCAGCTTCCTGACGCTCAGTCAGGTGGCCATACTTGACCAGAGCGGCCAGCATGTCGGCGTGGAAGGTAAAGTTGCCGGTGACCGGCTGGCGCATCCAAGCGGCTTCGACCGGGTTGGCTTCAAGCCACTCAGCGGCCTGATCAGCGGCGCTGGCAGCAACCTTGGCCTTGCGGGCATCGGCAGCGTCACGGGCCTTGGCGCGGTCGTCGCTGCTGGTCTTGAAAAAGCGAGTGCCGTTGCCCTTGCACTTGAAGCAGTTCCCAACGATGCGGCCAGTGTAGCTGCGGAACACACCGCTGCCACGGCAGTCAGGGCATGTTTCTTCGAAGCGGCGCGTGTTGGCTATCTGGGCGTCGGCCAGCACAGTGTCAACGGCGACGGGCGCGGCCACGGCAACCGGGGCGGTAAGGCCAAATACGTCGAAGACCTGGTCGTTGAGGTCGTCGTGGGCGGGGTTATTGCAAGTCTGGCACATGGTAGTTTCCCTTTCGGTGGGGCATGGCCCCGGTTGGGTGAGGCGGCGCGCTGGCCGCCCCGGTGCTAATTAGGCAGGCACTGCGCCGATGTATTCGGCGTCAATGTTTGCGCCTGCGTGGCGGGTGTATGTCAGGCCGACCACCTCTTTGGCGCGGCGCGCGGTGCGGTATGACTGCAGAAACGCCTTGCCGGTGTCGCGGCTGGTAAAGCGAACTTGATAAACCTTGCTCATTGGTCGTCTCCTTCTCCCTGTTGATGCCCCCTCATGGGGCAATTTCTCCCACCATGCAAGCGTAAAAATGTGCCGCGCAAAAATATTTTGCTGTAGCCTAGAACCGCCCCGCACCGCTTGGCCCCTTGGCCCCTATTCCTTAAGGAATATAGGGGCCGGGAGGGGCCGGAAAAGCGGCTTTTTGCCCCCTTGGCCCCTATTTCCCCTAGGGGCCAGTTAGGGGCCGGTAGGGGCCAGCTTTGCAGCATTCAATGGGGATGCATGAGCGTCGGAAATGATCCGATAACCCTCGCCGTGCCGCTCCATGATGCCGGAGTGGATCAGGATCGCCGTTAGGCTTTCAGGCCGGCTGGGATCAATCCGGTTGCGCAGAGTCCGCACGGCCTTGTCGGGCGAGTTCTTTTCCAGATACGCCAGCCATGCGCTGCGGCTGATGTAGGGAAGCCCATCGGGGTTTTCTGCGCCGCTATCCCACCAGGCCGCCTCGAACGCCTTAAACGCCTTCTTCTCTGGCCCGTCCTTCGCAGGCTCCCTAGGCGCTTCTGCAGCCATCAGCACTGCGCTGGTCACCTGTTCGCCGTCCTCGTCGAGCCAGCCCTTGATCGGGACAGATTCCAGCGTCACGTAAACCGGCTGGGCTTCCTCGGCATCCTTGCTCTTGCGCTGCACAATCTGCATTGGCGCATCGCCCTTTCCGGGAATCACGCTTATCTCGATCTCAAGCGCCCCCTTCCAGGCCGATGATCCACGCGCCCGGTGCTGGGCCTCGTCGGACACGCCGGTATGGTGGACGAGGCAGACGGAGCAGTTGAACTCCCGCATCAGCCCAGCGCA